CTTTATGTTTCTTCTAACATTTATCGTGCTTACGTTCGCGCATTGGGTGGTTTTGCTGCTGCTGGTGTAGGTGCTAACGGTTATGACAACAAAGGAACTAACCAAGTATTGAATGACATCTATTTTGATGGTGTTAAAGTATTCTTAGCTCCTGGACTTGCTACTAACACAGCGTTACTTGCTCAAAAATCTAACTTGTTCTTCGCAACAGGATTAATGAACGACCAAAACGAAGTTAAAGTATTGGATATGGCTGACCTTGACGGTTCACAAAATGTAAGAGTTATCATGCGTTTTTCTGCAGATGCTAAATATGGTTTTGCTTCTGACGTAGTAACTTACGGTATCTAATTAAACTAAAAACTATAACGAAGGGGAGGTAAGATGCCTTCCCTTTTTTGTTTAACATAAAAAAAATAAAAAGACATGAGCTGCGATATAGCAAACGGAAGGTTAGAAGCGTGCAAAGATGCGATTTCAGGACTTTTAAACATTTACTTTATTAACTACGGAGATTTAACAATCGACGGCATTACATACGGTACTACGGGAAATTCAGACGTTATTAATACGTGGGTTCCTGACGCACCTTTAAACCTTTACAAATACGAATTAAAGGGTGCTAACGGATTCGAACAAACTATTCAAACGTCACGTGACAATGGAACTACTTTCTTCGAACAAGTATTAACAGTTCAATTAAAGAAACAAGACATTGCAACGCATAAAAACGTTAAAATGTTAGCGTATGGCCGTCCAAGAATTGTTGTTGAAACACGCGACCATCAATTTTTCTTAGCTGGATTGGAGCAAGGGTGTGACGTTACTGCTGGAAATGTTTCTTCAGGAACTGCAATGGGTGATTTTAACGGTTATAATCTTACATTTACTGCAATGGAAAGAATACCGGCTAACTTCTTAGATTGTACTTCAGAGGCTACTTTAGTTGAAATATTTAACGACGGTACTGTGGACGCAAACATAGTAGTTTCTTAATAGAATTTTACTTGCATATACGAACCCTCACTTTACGGTGGGGGTTTTTTATTTCGGACAAAATCGAACTTTTGTAGTTATATATATATGATTGTATTAACTACCGACACAACGCCACAAACATTCGTGTTTATACCGCGTAATTCGTCTTTCGATACGGTAGAAATAACCGACGAACAAACGAATGTAATGGTATCAATAGACACTTATACACACACTGAAGGCGATTATTACGATACGTTAGAAGCTGAATTTAGTTTAGTTGAAAATCATTTTTACACTTTGGTAATAAAAGACGGAACTACAATAGTTTACAGAGATAAAATATTTTGTACCGACCAGCCTTTAGTAACATTTTCCGTAAATAACGGTCAGTATGTTTCAAACAGTACAACAAACGAATTTATAGTTTATGAATAATATACACGTTCTAAATTTAAGCGCATATACAACACCCGTAATTCAAGAGTCCAAAAGAGATAATTGGGTAGAATTTGGAGAAGATAATAATTATTTTAATTTCTTAATAGAAAGGTACACTAATTCAACAACGAATAACGCAATTATAAACAATATTAGTAGACTAATTTACGGACGTGGACTAAGTGCAATAGACGCGAATAAAAAGCCTAATGAGTATGCTCAAATGATGGCTTTGTTTAGTAAGGATTGTGTTCGTAAAATGGTTATTGACAAAAAAATGTTAGGTCAGTTTGCTATTCAAGTACATTATTCTTCAGACCATAAAAAAATTCTTAAAGCTTACCATATACCCGTTAATTTATTACGTGCTGAAAAGTGCAATAAAGAGGGTGAAATAGAAGGTTATTATTATTCCGATAATTGGGAAGACACAAGAAAGTATGTACCTAAAAGAATACCAGCATTTGGTTTTTCAAACGAACAAGTAGAAATAATGTTTGTAAGACCTTATTCAGTTGGAATGAAATATTATTCCAACGTTGACTATCAAGGTTCTATTCCATATTGCGTTCTTGAAGAAGAAGTAGCTGATTATTTAATTAACGAAGTTAAAAACGGTTTTTCAGGAACTAAGGTAGTAAACTTTAACAACGGTTTACCAAGTCAAGAACAACAAGAAATTATTACTTCTAAAGTTCTTGGAAAACTAACGGGTTCACGTGGTCAAAAAGTAATTGTAGCTTTTAACCAAAACGCAGAAAGTAAAACTACGGTTGACGATATTCCGTTAAACGATGCTCCAGACCATTACACGTATTTAAGCGAAGAATGTTTGCGTAAAATAATGTTAGGACATAACGTAACAAGCCCGTTATTATTTGGTATTGCAAGTTCAAATGGATTTAGTTCGAATGCAGATGAGTTAAAGAATTCAAGTATATTATTTGATAATATGGTTATACGTCCATTTCAGGAAGAAATATTGGATGCGTTCGACACTATTTTAGCATACAACGGAATTAGTTTAAAGTTATTTTTTAAGACTTTACAACCTTTAGAATTTGTAGATTTAGAAAATACACAAACTGAAGAACAAGTAGCTGAAGAAACGGGTACAGAACTAAGCAAAGTAAACACGGACTTAGAAGAAATATTAGCTGAAGTAGACGCGAACCAATTAGGCGAAGGTTGGGTTTTAGTAGACGAAAGAGAAAGTTCAGATAGCGACGAAGAATTAGACTTACAATTAATTAAAGCTGAAAGCGATTTAGAGCCTAAAACAACGCTTTTAAGCAGGTTTATTAACTTAGTGCAAACTGGTAACCCAATGCCTAAATTAAAGAGTTCTCAGGACAAAAAAGTAGGCGATTTAAAATACTTCAAAGTAAGGTATAAATACACGGGAAATAAAACACCTGAAAGAGACTTTTGCAAAGCAATGATGGCTAAGGAAGAAAGACTATTCAGAAAGGAAGATATAGACGCAATGAGTAAAAGGGCGGTAAATCCGGGTTGGGGTGAATTTGGCGCTAATACATACGATATTTTTAAATATAAAGGCGGTGCAAGATGCCACCACAAATTTAGCCGTGTTACTTATATGTTAGACTTAAACGCTATTGAAAAAGGTTATGCGGAAATAGGAACGCGCGCAGCTGAAATAAAAGGTTACAAAGTTACAAACCCTTACGAAGTTTCAATATATCCAAATAATTTACCTTTAAATGGATTTAGTCCAAACAACCCAAACACGGGCGGTAAAATGTTAAAAGAAAACCAAGAATAAAATGGCTGAAGCATTATTAGTTACACGAAATGACATTGTAAAATTTACCGCTTTAAACGGTAATGTAGACACGGATAATTTTATTCAGTGGGTAAAGGTCGCTCAAGACATTCATATACAAAATTATTTAGGTACTGATTTAATCGAAAGAATTAAAACAGATATTATAAACGAAGATTTAAGCGGTGATTATTTAAACTTAGTTGTTACGTATGTAAAACCGATGTTAATTCATTTTGCAATGATGGAATACTTACCTTTTGCGGCTTATACAATAGCGAACAAAGGGGTGTATAAACATAACTCGGAAAACTCTACGAACGTAGAAAAAAACGAAATAGATTATTTAGTTGAAAAAGAAAGAAGCATAGCGCAGCATTATACGGAAAGATTTATTGATTATATGAGTTTTAACCAAGCGTTATTTCCTGAATATAACAGTAATTCAAACGGCAATATGTACCCTGATACACAAAACAATTACACGGGATGGTTTATTTAAAGAAGTACAAACCAAAAGACGAAAACGTAAAAAAGTTAAAAGCTTATTTGGTTAAATTAAATAGCGATAAAAATGGCAAATAGTAACGGTTGGGGAGATGGCGCGGCAAACAACACAATAGGTTGGGGGCAAGGCGCAAACAACGCAATAGGTTGGGGAGATATACACGCTAATAGTTGGGCGGGTTTAACTGATATTGTAGGAACACAAACCGCTGCATTACTTTTGGACACTTACACAAGTGCGGCTGCTGCTTATTCACTTAGAAAATTAAGTTCAACTTATTCAGGTAATGCAATAAGAGTAAGGCGGTCAAGTGATAACGCAGAGTTAAATATTGGCTTTGTTAGTAATGTTTTAGATACTGCTTCATTGTTTACTTTTGTTGGAGGGGGTCAAGGATATATTACTACTTGGTATGACCAAAGTGGTAATG